AAGTTCCTCTCGCGTATTCCGGCTGTAGAAATACCAGTACCACAAAACACAACTTTATTATCCAGTTTGTATTCGGTAAAGAACATCGATCATTTTGCATATAAAATTTACGACCAGGAAGTAGAAGAAGCCGGTGTTACGTATTTCTACCCTCTACTTCGTTCCATAACGCCCGCTACCTTATCGGACGAATCCGTAAATATCCTTCACAAAAATTCTAAGTTGGTTTCTGATATATTATCACTGAAACTTCCAAAAGACGCTCAGCACAACGACATTCACATATTATCCACAAAATTCTATATTCCGTGGGTAGACACTGATTTTGGAAGTGCTGTACGTACCAGATTCGAACAAATGTTTTATGGACTTACAGTTTCACAAGATGTTCCGTACATTTCCTTGTTCACATCAAATGATGAAATTAATCGACACAAGTTCTTTACAGAAGATGCGAAAACGAAGAAACCGTATTTGGATATGCAGATGTGGAAATCTTGGTCATCAACAACTAAACCTAGACGAAACCGACCTACTCTAATTTTATATCGTGGAACATCGAAAAATAGCTTTGACCGTATAGCTATAACGTCGGTCGATATGACTATAATTACGGAACGTCCACGAACCTGTACCCAAACGATCGATGAAATTAAAGCAGATTGTGAAAAATGGCTACACAAATTCGATGCTATTATTCCTTTCGTGGACCTCAAAGATATTCATTTGAATAGATGGGAACTGCAGGATATGATGATTCATATGACGTACAATACACCAATTAACGAGCTAAGTCTTTTGCGTTTTAATTGCATTTCCCCGATATTCGCGGTAAAAAACAAGGAACAGTCTGAATTCACATTATTGCGCACTGACCATTCGAACTTTGGAATCACATCAGTTGAAGCTAAACTTGTTCAGATGTCGCAAGAAGGTCCGTTAGATGTGAATACGGTCGCTAAAGAGTTTTCAATTACGAACGAACATGCGTCCACATTAATTCAGGATGTGTTTGCGAGACGTGAAGAGAATAACAAATTAGGAGACAGATTATTTCGAAATTATCCTAAACTAACCATCGGTCCAAAGTTTGTGACTATCGAATACATCAAGGAAACCGAGTTATGTACAATATACGCAGACTTTCTGCGATACATCCTTTCAAATCCAGACTCTAAAGACCTTGATAGTATATGTCCACCTAGAATGCAAACTATAGCTGCCGAATCTGCAGTCATCAGTACAAAAGCAATTGACGAGGATGCAGTGATTACCGATGCTTTTGCGGATTTGTTAGAAGATTACTACGATATGGAAGCTGAAGAAGTTCCGGTCGAAAAACCAGAAGAACCAACGAAGAAAACAAGTATTTCAGTCGCCAATCAACGGACAACGGTATACAACTACTTCCACGATAAACTACGTTCATTTGACCCCGATACTTTCGTGGAAAAATCTGATTATGCGAGCAAGTGTGATTTGAAACTGCAGCCTGTAGTGTTCACACCAGACGATAAGAAACGTCTCAAGTCGTTTGAAGATGGAAAGTACGATGCTGTATCTACTGCGCCAAAGGAAAAGATTATGGAATTAGATGATCCAACTGGAACACTTCTGTGTCCAGAATACTGGTGCATGAAAGATGAAATTCCATTACGCGAAGATCAGCTTTTGTCTGAAGACGATACTTTGAAGTGTCCAGTATGTCACGGTAAACTACAAACATCAACATCATTGGATGCCCGAGAGTATCCGCTGATAAAACGAATAACGGGAGCTAATTTCCCAGGTCTCAAGGATTATCAATCTCCGGGAAATGGAAAGAATATGCCGTGTTGCTACAAGAAAGCGCGTACTATAAAAACAGACAAATCAGTGGAAATTAAGGATAAGTACTATGCGTTCAAAGACGATAAACGTCTACCTGAATTTCGTATGGCCAAATTGAGTACCGAACTAATACGTATGCTTGGATTGCTTGAAACCTATAAAAGTCTAGATAATCAGCGTATATCGGAAAATAGCAGCGGATTTTTCCGTGTAGGTCTTGGACATGCGTCTACAAACCTACCTACGTTTCTCGGTCTTTCTCAAGTTATTCCATCTCCACGAGAATCTGTACAAACCGTTCTAAAATGTTCGTTCTTGAGGATGTGGACTAAGAAATCAGATACGCATTCAGCAGAAATTTATACTAAACTCAAAGATCATCCGAATGAGAGTACGCGCAAAAACTTAGCAGAGCTTATTTCCGGAATAGATGATGCGTTTCACAACAAAGAGCTGTCGCCTATTGAAGATTTGGAATATTCGGCTCTAGCACTTCAGTGTGATGTATTCAGGATAAATATTGCGAATAATACGGTTGGGTGTGTACTACATTCGTCAATGATTAAATCGTCTACTCGTGCGATTGTTGCTCTTCAGCGTAATGAGGATATAGATATTCTCAGCAAAGCCCGTCGTTCTAAAAACAAGTTTACGTACCAATCAAATGTATTTGAAGACCCACCGTTCCGTAAATTTATTCCAAGATTGTTGGGAGTTATGCGAACTGAAGCATGTACCACCGAAATACCCAATTATACCCAAGCTCTGAAAGTTAAAAAGGTTCTTTTTGGAGAAGACAAGTATTCAGTTATCTTAGACCCGTATGGTCGAGGACAGGCACTGTATATTCCCGATAAGATGGTACTTCCATTCAACAGCTCACCCATTCCAGACAGTGAAGATACACGTCTATGGGGATACGAAGATGTAGACCGACTACCGTCCTTTGCGGAAACAAAGGAACTATTGAAAAAAGCAGAAACAATTACGGTCGGATACAAGTTCGAAGATGGATTATATGATTCTGCTGGACGACGAGTAGAAATCGTGACTACAAGTGGACTGCGAGTTCCAATCAAGCCTGAAAAAGTAGGGACTGGACAGGTAGCCGATACTATTGAAACAGTGAAGGAAGTAGGTGAAGACCAACTAGTGTTTGGTGAGTCGGATAAAGATATGAAAGGTGTGTCTGATAATATTTCATATGAATCTGAAGTATTTGAGTTTTTGATGTTTCAGTTATCGAACGATCTGCAACACGCCGATTATAAAAACTTGAGAGATGCATTACGAAGCCATCCTCCTGTACGTAAAACTCTAGAGCCTCTTCTTCGCAAATGGTTTGATGCGATAGTGAGATTTGTAGATGTAAAAAGCACAACTGGATTTGTTTCAAAGATTCGTACTCCATGTGGTCAATTCGCAAAGAAAGATTGTAAGGGAAACTTGTGTGGATGGGATGGAAAAGTGTGTAGTATCCAAGTGAAAAAGTCAGTTAATGAAGATAAGTTGTTTGGAAGACTGTTCTCTTCGGTATTCGACAATTCAAAAATAAGAGCAGTTGTCCTTGATGGACGAACAACTCCGTTTTTTAGTACGATTCTATACATTCAACTTCCTCATGAATACATCGTGACTGATAAAGAGTTACCAGTATAATTAATTAAACATTATCAATATCAACTTCCTCAGTGCGCGCCTCAAACTCATACCCGTCACCTGCTGTTGCAGTAAGTAGGGTTGTAGTCAGACGCTCTGCGTCAGTCTCGAGAGAGACAATGTTGGGATGAACTTCAGAATAGTCTTGAATCTTCGTGAGGTCTTCACGCGTTAGAATCGCAATCATTTCTAGCGCAAGTGCGCCATTCACTCCAGTTTCAGCAATGAGAATCAGAGAACCAGAGCTAACGCCCATAGCCTTCTTCGCCCGACCAGTAAACCGACCGGGAATCTTAACTTGCTCAACGTAAACTTTGTGACCCTTGGAATAAACTACTTGAATCCGAGCATTTCCGAGAGTCTTCGTGACTCGCGCAACATATACCGATTCAGTATCATTCCTTTCCTTCAAATCACTTATGTACGACAACACAATGTCGTCGCTCTTACTCTTAGATGCAACACTGTTGTGGCGGGGCATCTTAGAATTAGTGGTAGAATACTTATCTATACGTTACGCGTATTAATTCCATTTTTCATTTACTTGTACCAGCGGCGTCCACCGGCCACGCCCAAAAATGAGGGTTGCGGAGGGTACAGTGTCTGGTATCCATAGTAGGAAATAACGAGACCTCCAATAATGTAGAACGAGTTAAATACCCACGCAGTTACCGTGGTTGGCGTGTGCACAGCCATGCTGTAGATTGTGTATCCAACAACAACTAGGCCAAAAAGCAGAAGAATCGATCCTACAATTGAGCCAAACATTTATTCTTACCAACTATTTTATGCGACCAGTTGGCTCATAAAATATGGGTTAAGTTTATTATTTTATTCTACCTGCGATGTCCACCACCAGCTTTACTAAACTGGAAATCGTTTACGCCTTGACCTCCGGCTTGATGAAGTGAATCTTCAGGAACGACTGGAGGTTCAGGTACGTAACCTCCTGGCCATCCTTCACGCGCAGGAGCTTGCCGAGCTTCGCGTCGGGGATGATGCGGCGCTTGAAGTTAGGGTCGAAGCACGAGTGCTCCTTCACGTACGTCGCGATGAACTTCGTCACATCCGTCTGCGAGCGCTGGGACTTGGGCGACAGGCCCATGAACGAGGCAAGCTCGTCCGTGATCGGGCGGAGCTTGAGGAACGCGTTGTTCGCGCGGCGGGCCTCCCACTGGGTGCGCTCCTCGGGCGTCATGTCGGCGACATCCTTCTTGACGCGGCGCTTAGAGTTGCGTACATCACGCTTCAGCGCCTTCGCGGCCTCACTGGCCTCAGCGACTAGCGCGCGGACACGCGTAGTCCACTCCGTGCCGAGAGCCTTCAGGTTATCCTGGAGAGCAGCTAGGATCGCGGCAGCCGAGCGAACCTCCGTCACACCGGCATCGACAGCTACGGCCGGGGTAGTGGTAGCCACCACCGGTACGGTGACTTCAGCCTTAGCGGCCGGGGCCTTCGCAGCAGCCTTGCGAGGGGCAGCCGTCTTCGGGGCGGCGGAAGGGGCAGGAGCGGGGGCAGGGGCAGCGACAGCGGTCTTCTTAGCAGCAGGCATCGTGTTTGACTTAATGGCAGACTTGGAAGACGACATTTCTAACGCGGTTGTTATACTCTCAATACTCCTTACCTGTTTAAATCACAATCTAGTCAGGGCGCTCACAATTATGAAACATATGGGATAATTCTCTGGACAGTCGTACAAAATTGATAAAAGTAATTTGGAAACAGCCCAAGAACATTGGAGACGGTTTGTTCGATTCTTTTCAAAATTGGACAAACACGTTCTCACCCAATGAATGTAATTATACCTTTTTGAGCGTATAGAATGTTCGGTTGCGAACGCTACAATATCCATCTGAACAAGATTTAAAAACACAAACAATTGAGACCTATTTAAGCTACAAAACATCATATGGTTCATATCAAAAAAACCATTCTCTTCAATAATCTGACATATAGTCAGCCACTTCTCGTTGACCAAAGTATCAAATAACTCGGGTCTGGGAGGATCGTGATAATTCTCTATAGCCAACTTCTTTCGTATTCGACACACATCACGTAATCGTCTTCGTGTTTCAATAGTTAGAGGCTGTCGCGTATACGGATTTTCCGGTTTTGCTGACCGTTTCAGTATATGATACAAACTCCGAACATCAAACCACCAGAGTTTCTCTGCTTCTCGGAATGAAAAATAATCGAGAGGATGAATCTTCTCCTTTTCATCCATAGTCACCAATTCTTCCGTATTGTGGCAATTCAAACGTTTAAGAACTCCTTCCCCGGCTAACGTCAATCTATGACGAATAAAGTACCCTCGCCATATTTTTTGTATTGTGGTAGCTTTCTGATTTCCATTATTTACGTCGGCCCACAACCGCCTAGTTTTTGTTTTCGCGTGTTTTCCACAGAATAACAACCCCTTCATTGCTTGAGATGGACATTGCTCTGTACTCGTCTTATTCTTACAAGACGCACACAACACCATTATTTAATGTTCTCGTTTCCTTTCCTCTAAAGTATAAAAGTGATTTCATCAAAAACGGATTCTTTTTAGTGAAGATAGTAGATATTAGGTCTGTTGAGATAGATCGGTGAATAGTACGGGTGAACCGGCAGCGCATAAAGCGGGCCCATCTGAAAAGCACAAAGACTGGGATTTAATAGCCTGAGTTGCATGAAATACGGCATCAGTCAATAAACGATTAACATCTCAACATAAGGACTAGCGTCAACAAACGCCGCTCAATATATGACGAGTGAGTCATGAGAGTGATTACGCCAACGATGGACATGATGTCCTAGGCGAATTTTTCATTGAAACTGATTTCTTTTCCCCGAAAACGGATTTAGACCTTTCTAACCTAAATAGAGTACAACAATAAGAATGAACGGTCCTATCCACGCGAACGCAATCAATGTTAACGACGTAACGTTTACGGTAGGTCAGGGTAAGGCAGGTCGTAATCCCCCAATTAGCATGCGCTACAACGGTAATAGCCTACTAATCCGCATGCCCCGCGTGGGCTACCCGGGCGGTGTCCTTATTCGTGAGGGTGATACGGGTATGAAGACGTACACGCTCATCGGTTCGCTGAAGGGCTGCGATCCGTACGGCAAGGATCGGTCTGCTGGGGCGGACGAGATTGGTAAGCTGTACAATCTCCTGTCGGATCTGGAGAATCATATCATCAAGGCTGCTGTAGAGAATAGTGCGAAGTGGTTCGGCAAGAAGCGCTCGGAGGAGGCTATCCGCGACAGCTTCAAGCGTATTCTGAGCTTCTCGACCGACAAGGTTGATGGCGAGTACGTGCCGAACGGCAAGTATCCTCCCAGCTTCCGAGTCAAGGTTCCAGTATACGACAACCGCGTCTCGACCGAGATTGTGGATGCCTCGCGTAATCCGGTAACGTATGTGACGCCCGAGTCTCTGCCCAGCATCTTCCCGAAGGGTGTTGAGGCGAATCTCGTAGTCAGCGGCAGCATCTATGTGATTGCTGGCGGTGGCTTTGGTGTGACGTGGCGTCTAACGGCCGCTCAGGTGTTCCCTCAGGTTCGCCGTACGGCTGCAGATATGTTCGATGACGAGTCTGGTGCGCCTCCTACTGTGGTGGAGGACGAGGATGAGACTCAGCAGGCTCATCAGGATACTCAGAATGACGATTCTGAGTATGGTGGTACTCGGGTTCAGGCTCAGACTCAGGCTCCAGTAGCTGCTCAGTCGGTGGAGGTTGCTCCGGCTGCTGCTCCGGCGAAGAAGGGTGGTCGTCGTGTGGCTGCAGGTGCGGGTTCAGCGTAGACCATACACGAGAATCTGCAGGAGCAGTGTACATGATGAACGAATCATCAACAAACAATACTGAGCAATCAGGAGATAAATAACTAAAAACTTTCGCGTCCGAGCAACTGCTTGGCGCCGAAAGGGTTTTTTTTCCACATTTGGAGCATGCATAAATTTCAGGAAGGGTTATGATCATTTCGGGAGTCATTAAACGAATATTGGAATTGAGTGTTTTGTCGATAACAGTTCGGAAGTCATCTTCCAGACAATCTTGGTATGCTTCATTCGAAAGAAGCGCCCATAATGTTGCACCTTTAGATACCCAACCGCGTTCTTGTAAAAGTGTAGCGAATGGGTTCGTTTCAAACCACAGAGAATGAAACAACGCCGGATTTTCAGGGTCGTGTTCAGCAAGACCTACACGTTTCAAGTTTTCGTCGTAGAGCCAATACACATTCCACTTATACGACCTATCCAATGAACCGCGAAATACGTCACGACCATTGTAACTCCATTCTTCTGCCTCAAAATCGTCATCGTGGTCAGCTATGTCTTCCGATATATCTCGGTAAACATAGTTGGGAATTAGATTAGAATACATTTGTTCTTGAAAGAGTTAATCAAACTTAACAGTTACACGCACATCGTGACGGGTCATAGACTTCGTAGCAGAATGCGACAATTCGTGACGTTTGCGTTTTGGGCCATCGGCTGTATCTTTAGGTTCGTGTAGCCGAGTTTCCATATCAGCATGTACAGTATCCCGATTTGTTTCCAGATAATCAAGAACTTCATCCGTCAATGCCCACTCGAAAAAATTCAGCTGTCCGACTGTCGTGTCCATACCATGAAACTTAATACGCTTCCACCGACAGAATGGATCGAACATCTTTTTGCTGTACGCCTTGAGATGAGACTTGTAGGATAAATAGACAATCACGTGCTTCTGTGCCTTCGTCATATATGAAATATTGTACTTCTTCGCATAATTGGTCACAAACCAGTCAATAAGACGAAGAGAAAGGTTAGATTTCCCTGTAAGGATATCACGTACACGTTCAGTTATTTTATCGTTGTAAAACCGTTCAAGACGAAAAAGAACCCATTGCTCTTGGCTTTGGATTTCCTGCATTTGTTCTAAATCGGGATGTACCCTGAAAACGGGTTTAATACACATAGTATACGAACATAAACAATGGATTTGGGAATGGATAAGGTTGAACAGATTCTGTTTCTGTACGGTCACGATGACCAGCGTACCGACGCATGGCACACTAAACGTGGAGAAATGTTGACTGCTTCGGAAATTTACAAGGCTGTTCATGATGCATCTCCTGCGCTCAAGCATGAAATCGTAATGACCAAACTACTACCTCGACCAGCAAGTTCTGGATTCGGTGCGCGGGCTCTGCTTTGGGGTACGCGTCTCGAACCAATCGCTAAACATATTTATTGCACCTACATCCAGGGTGGAGTTCAAATCATGGATACGACATGTATTCCTCATCGAGACCATCCGTTTCTCGGAGCGTCACCTGACGGTATTCTAGTTACTGCCGACAAGAATGATTTCAGGTACGGAAAACTTGTAGAATTCAAGTGTCCTATTTCTCGAGAATTTTCGAACGACACGCCAATTCCTTCAACGTACTATCACCAAATGCAGTTGCAGTTGGAATGCACAGATTTGGACGAGTGTGATTATGTAGAAATGAAGTTCCGTGAAGTGAACTATTCTGAGTGGGAAGAGTCCACTGCTCAGTATAAATCGTGGTTCGCGGTTGCTGAGAATGGTCGAGTTGTATATCGAGATATTGATGATAAACGGGACGTCCAAACTTGGCGCAAGGAGATGATGCCGAATTTAGAAACTGAGTGGTGGGCTACCGTATATTGGGTATTTGAGAAGTACCGTCTCACTACTGTTCCTCGCGACCGCACATGGTTACCTACAAATTTAGAAAGTTTCCGGGCTATTTGGAATACTGTTCAGGAACATCGAGCAGCCGGAACTCTGCCGGACCATCCTAAAGAAAAGACTATTCTAACAATTTAAAACTTCGAGTCGCGATGTTTCATGAAAATATCCATTGATTTATGGATTATCGAATACCCTCTTTCCATCAAATAATCAATGATTGGAACACTAGTATCATTATAATTATTTTCAAACCCGATAACATCAATAAACACGTTATCAAAATTGATGGATTTTATAACTTCAAATTCTGCGCCTTCAACATCTACACTCAGGTAATGTACGTGTTTAATACCTGCATCATGTAGGATGGTGTCTAGCCGTTTGGTTGGGACTGTAATCAGTGTACTATTTCCTCCATAATGAGAGAGCTCATTTTTTAGTCTTTCCGCATGACGAGGATCGAATTGGTCTTTAAGTCCTGAAATCATTTCAGTATATCCTTCATTACAAATAAACTCTGCATCGCCATCGGAATTACTTACGGCGCAATTCAAGTTTATGCAGTTTGGTCTGTTATTTACCAGTTTATCATATACCGCCTTTATAGGTTCAATATTCACACCGGTCCAATCACGATTAGTCTCAAAGAAAAGGGTATTGTTGATATGTACTCCATTATTTGCACCTACGTCCACAAACACTCCGTTCTTAAACCCCTTGAATACATTGGTATCCAAATACATATCTTGACCATCCTGGCTATAATACGTTTCAGGCTTCTTGTTAGCGTGTTTCTGAATAACATTTGAAATAATCTGGAACATTCCATATTTTTCCATAATCACC